GCCCATGGCCTATGCCTTGGAGTCCTTCGCATCGGCGATTGCCGAAGGAAGCCTGAGCCACGACGGCAACAAAGACCTGGAGCGGCACCTGGGCAACGCCAGGAGGCATGACCTGCCTTTCCGGGACGACGAGGGACGGCCGCTGTGGCTGATTCGCAAGGAGCGGCCGGACAGCCCGCACAAGATCGACGCCGCCATGGCCGCGGTACTGTCCTGGGAAGCCAGGAAGGATGCCGTTGCGGCCGGCGTTACCAGCAAGCAAGAGGCAGGGCTATTCATCATCTAGGAGGGCGACGATGCGGGACATTTTCCGGCACATCAATGCCCGTGATGTCCACTTCTATGCTGGGGTCGCCATGCTGGCCGCAGGCGCGTATTTCGTGTATCCTCCGCTGGCGCTCATCGCGCCCGGGGTCGTCTTCCTCTACGTTTCGCTGCGAAGGGTGTAGTGCATGGGAATCCTCGACAGCATCGAACAGCGGAATACGACCCTGAAAAGCGCACTGAAGAACGCGCCGGACTGGCTGGCAGACGCTCTCGGCGGCGCACCGTCGCCGACCGGCGTGCGGGTGACGCCGGAAAAGGCCCTTGGCATCACGGCGTTCTGGAACGGCGTGCGGATTATCAGCCAGACCATTGCCAGCCTGCCGTTGGAAGTCTACGAGCGGATGGATGACGGCAGCCGACGGCTGGCCCGTGAGCACCCGGTCTACCGTTTGCTTCACGTCAGGCCGAATCCGTACATGACGCCGTTCACGTTCAAGGAAATCAGGGCAGCTCATGTCCTGGTGTGGGGCGATTCCTTTGCCGAAATCGAGCGGGACAGGGCGGGGCGCCCCATCGCCCTCTGGCCACTGTTGCCTGACCGCACCGGAGTTGAGGTCCGAGACGGCAAGAAGGTCTATTGGACCATTGTCAACGGTGTCAAGGTGTACCTGTCGGCCGACCGGGTTCTCCATGTGCCTGGACTTGGATTCGACGGGCTTAGGGGCTACAGTGTCCTAAAGCTGTTCCGGGACAGCCTTGGATTGACCGTCGCCGCCAACGAGTACGGTGCCCAGTTCTTCGGCAACAGCGGCCGCCCATCAGGCGTGTTGGTCCATCCAGGGAAGCTCGACGACGCGGAGCGCGCCCGTATCCGCGAGGAATGGAACCAGCTGCATAGCGGGCTGACCAAAGCGCAGCGAACCGCCGTGCTTTGGGGAGGTATGAAGTTTGAGCCCATCACCATGCCGCCCGAGGATGCCCAATTCCTCCAGACCCGGTCGATGCAGATTGATGAGGTCGCGCGCATCCTGAACATCAACCCAATCCTGCTGCAGAAGACGGACGGGGCGACGACCTGGGGGACGGCCATCAGCCAGTTCCTAGTGGCCTTCGCGAAATTCACCATTACGCCCTGGCTCGAGCGGGAAGAGGACGTCCTGAATTACGACCTTTTTACCGAGCAAGAGCGGGGCAGGTACTACTGCAAGTACAACGTCGCTGCGCTCCTGCGCGGCGATTTGAAGACACAGGCCGAGATCTTAGAGATCGAGCGCCGCAACGGCATCATTAACGCTGACGAGTGGCGCGAGCTGACGGAGCGGAACCCGCTGCCTGGCGGTCAGGGCAAGTTGTATTTCATGCCGTTGAACATGGCACCGATTCAAGACATTGCCGACCGACCGCCGGAAAACTTACCGGCGCCGCAGCGATCTCTGCAGCGCTCCACGTACACGGAAGAGCGAGCGCTGGCTATTCGGCAGCGGCTGCGCGAGGCGCACTTGGCCGCCTTCGAGGACGGCGCACGACGGTTCGTCCGGCCGGAGGTACAGGCGCTGCGGCGGGCCATCAAGCGGGCGATTCAGAGCGGCGATCCGAAGCGGGCGCTGAACGACTGGCTCGACACGTTCTATCCTGACCACCGGCAGACGATTTACCGGGTGATGTTACCGCTGGTGACGGCACTGGCGGCCGCTGTGGCCGAAGTGGCCTTTGATGAGGTCGGCGCCCAGCCGGTAGCCGTCGACGAGTTCGCCCGGGCATACACGGACAACCTGGCGCAGCGGGAACTTAACTCCTCCATTGGGCAGCTGCGGACGCTCATCGCCGAAACGGCTGTGGAGGTGCTCGAAGAAACGCTGACCACCCGCGCCGATGAGTGGGAAGAGAAACGACCGGGGAAGGTAGCCGCCAACGAGGTGGTGCGGGTGGCCGCCGGCGCCGCCCGATGGGCGTGGCAAATGGCCGGCGTTGGAACGCTCGTTTGGCGAGCGAACGCCGACGCATGCCCGCTGTGCCAGCGGATGGATGGCCGCAGGGTTCCCACTCGCGGCTACTTCCTCGCTCCCGGCGACAGCATTGGCGACGGCCCGGACCGGCTCGTTGCAACGGAGCCAATTGGTGGCCCGCCGCTGCACGCGGGCTGCAAGTGCGACATCGTCCCAGGGTAAGGAGTGACCGCCATGAAGCTGGAGCGAGCAGTCATCAGGGCCGAAGTCCGGGCCGCCGGCGAGGGCGAAGGCCTGCGAGTCGTCGGACTCGGCGTGGTCTATGACAAGTGGGAAGAGCTGTGGCCAGGCTACCGTGAGCGCATCCTCCGGGGCGCCGTCAAGCTGGCGCCTGAGGTGAAGTCGTATTTCAATCACGACCCCAACATGGTGCTGTCGACGACAGCCAGCGATCCGCCGCTGGTGGTCCGGGAGACGGACCAGGGCTACGAGTATGACTCGCCCATCCCGCCGACGTCCTACGGCCGGGACTTGATCGTGAACCTGCAACGGCGCAACGTCAAAGGTTCCAGCTTTACCTTTATCGTGCCGCAAGGCGGAGACCGTTGGTGGGAGGACGAGAACGGCGTGGTCCACCGGGAAATCCGGGAGCTGATCCTGTACGAAATCGGCCCGGTGACGGACCCGGCCTTCGTTAGCACGACGGCTGCCATCCGCTCAAGCCGGGAGGCATTGCTGCAGGAAGGGCGGGCGGCACTTGTGGAGCCCGAGAAGCCTCTGCGCATTCCGGACCCGGAGGACGTCCGGCGGCTGGTACGGCATGGGGAGCTGCGGGCCACCCTCTGACACTGGTAATCGCGGCTTACGCCGATTACACCGTCCGGGCACCGGCTGCACCATCGGGCGGCGCGGGCCCGGGCGAAGAGCAGCGTAACGTCACCATCGGGACGCGGAGCTGCTGGATGCAAAATCTGGCGCCCGCGCTTTTTTGTGCGCGGCGCGAAACGGGGGATGAGGACGATGTCTCTTGCGGTAGCAAAAGAGCTGCGTGAAAAGCGAGCCAACCTGTGGAACCAGGCCAACCAGATCATCGAGCGGGCGGCGGCCGAGGGCCGGGATCGCACGGCCGAGGAGAACGAGCAGATCGACCGCATCCACGACGAGATGGACCGCTTGCAGCGAGAGATCGAGCGGCTGGAGCGGCATCACGACCTGAGCCGCCAGCTGTCCGAGTCCGCCGGCGTTATCGTCGGGCTGCAGGACGGCGCCCAAGCCGCTGGGTACAGCGGCCGCGATATCGATTCCGTCGTGGACCAGGAGATCCGCCAGTGGCTCCTCAACGAAGACGAGCGCCAGCCAAAGCGCTTCCTGTTGCGCAACGCTTTCGCACCCGACCGTGAGCTGCGCCGGATGCTGCCCGAGCTGCGGGAGCAGCGCGCACTGGGCACCGGAAGCGGGCCGGCCGGCGGCTACACCGTGCCGCAAGGCTTCTACCGGGTGTTGGAGGACGCCATGTTGGCCTATGGCGGTATGCGCCAGGCCCGGACGACCATCCTGCGTACGGCGAGCGGTGAGCCGCTGCCGATGCCGACGGCGAACGACACCGACAACGAAGGCATCATCATTTCGGAGAACCCGAGCACGAAGGTTCCCGAGCAGGACATCACCTTCGGCCAGGAGACCTTGCGGGCTCACATGTACAGCTCCAAGGCTATCCGGGTGTCGTTCCAGCTGCTGCAGGACAGCGCTTTCGACCTGGCGACCTACATCGCAGCCAAGCTGGGCGAGCGAATCGGCCGCGTCACGAACCGGCACTTCACTGTCGGCAGCGGAACCGGCGAGCCTAAGGGCGTGGTCACGGCTGCTGTGGTCGGCAAGACCGCTGCTTCCGCGAGCGGTATCACGGACCTGGAGCTGGTCGACTTGGTCCACTCCATTGACCCGGCCTACCGGGCGCAGGCGGAGTTCATGTTCCACGACGACACCCTCCGGCTCCTGAAGAACCTGCGGGACCAGGAAGGGCGGCCGCTGTGGCTGCCTGGCCTTGCGGTGCGTGAACCCGACACCATCCTCGGTCATCGGTATGTGGTGAACAATCACATGCCGCAGATCGGTGCCGGGAACAAGTCGGTGCTCTTCGGCGACTTCTCCAAGTATTACATCCGGGACGTCATGGACGTCCTGCTGATCCGCTTGGACGAAGTCTACGCCGAGTACGGGCAGGTGGCGTTCCTGGCCTTCTCGCGCCACGACGGCACGCTGCTTGACGCCGGCACCCACCCGATCAAGGCGCTGGAGCATCCGGCGTCCTAACGGCAACAGCAGCGAGAGACAGAGGGCGGCCCCGAGCAGCCGCCCTCTCTACTTGCAAGGGGTGACACCATGAGCCAGAAGGCAAAGCAGGGCTTTGTGAAGGTGCGGATGACGGTCAGCAGCACGCTGGCCCGGGCCGGCGCCGTCATCGAGCGGCCAGAGGATGAGGCCAGGCGGCTCATCGCCGCGGGCTACGCCCAGCCGTATGACGAAGGCCAGGAGTACGCGATCCGGGCCGAGCTGGCGCAACTTGCCGACCGGGTCGCTGCCCTTGAGGCTGCCGTCGGGGCCAAGGCCGAGAAGGAACAGGCGAAGGAGAAGTAAGCGATGCTGTCTCCCGATGCGTTGACCACTGTTCCGGTACTGAAAGCAGAGCTTTCCATCCCGGCGGAAGACACGTCGCGGGATGAGCTGCTGGCCCGGGCCATCGAGGCGGCCAGCGATGCCATCCGCCGCTACTGCCGGCGGGACTTTGCCCGGCGGACGGTCACGGAGCAGCTGGTCGGCCACGGGACAGCATCGCTGATGCTCTCGCTTACGCCCATCGTCACGGTTGACTCCATCGAGTTGTACGGCGAGCCCGTCCCACTGGAGGACGTCGCCATCAACGCGAAGGCCGGTCTGATTACCCGGCGATACGGCGTATGGCCGGAGGCCGCGGCACCAAACGTCGTGGTCACCTATACGGGCGGCTACGTGACGCCGGCGCAGGCGGCCGCGGACTCGGGGCTGACCAGGGACTTGCCGCACGACATCGAGGCCGCCTGTCTCATCATCGCCGCGAACAGGATTCAGTCCATGGGGCAGCCGGTGGACGCCCAGATCCTCCAGGTGGAACAGATCCGGGTCCACTGGTCCGAGGGTGGGCGGCAGGGCATCCCGCAGCAAGCCGCCATGCTGTTGGAGCCGTACGTGAGGTGGGCGTAATGGCGAAGGTGCGGGATAAAAGCCGCATCCCCAATATCCTCCGGGTCATCGCCCGCATCAACCAGCGGGAGGCTCGTGTCGGCATTTTCGAGGATGCACCGCGGCTAGTGCAAGTCGCAGCCGCCAACGAGTTTGGTGTTGACCAGCCCGTGACGCCGGAGCTCCACAAGCTGCTGCGGCTGCTGGCCCGGGAGTACGGCGCACCGACGGACACGCTTCCCAAGGTGGGCGGGCGATTCCGCATCCCTGAACGGTCGTTTTTGCGGGCAACGGCCGATGAGAGTGAGGACACGTTGCGGGAGGCCGCAACCGAATCCATCACTCGGATGATGAGGGGCGAGCTGGACGCCTACG